GTGTTACCTCATCCCCAAACCAACTCTCCTCGGCGATTACTCCATCGAGAAAGAGCGTTCTTGAGTTGTCCTCGTTCCTTACCCAGTTCCAAAATTTCTTCACTTGATCTCCTCCTTCCCAAAATTACTTACTCCGTTATCTCCAGATGAATTTGCCCAACTACCAGCCTGCGCCATGTCCACCATCGCACCGTTTACAAAGTACTTATTGCCACCAAGTTCCTCAGGGATTAAGTTCATTTCCTCCAACGCCCGCACGTCATTTGCTGACATGATTCCGTTTTGGCGCATGGTTTGATAAAATGACGCCCTTGAGTTGGCATCACCTCTAAGCCTTGCTGTAATATTGAACTTGATGAAATAACTGCTTTTCTCGGAAGCTGTAAGTAGTGATTTTTGAATTGATTGTTCAATTCGTGTAACCCAAGGCACAATCGTGTTATCAATAAAGCTCATTGACTGATGTTCAATATTGCTAAAGGTTGCTTTGTCCAAATCTGCAACCAAATGCGGTGGTACTCGAAATATTCTACAGATCTCCTCGGTCTGAAACTTCCTTGTTTCTAGGAACTGTGCCTGCTCTGGCGGTATTCCTATAGGAGTAAATTTCATCCCCTCTTCAAGCACAGCAATTCGATGTGCATTCCCGCTGCCTTCATACACTGAGTTCCAGCTCTCTCGCACCTTTTTGGGATCTTTAATTACTCCTGGATGCTCAAGCACTCCGCCGGGGTTTGCCCCGTTTGCAAAGAACTTGGCTCCATATTCCTCAGTTGCAATTGCCATTCCGATTGCGTTTTTAGCCATAGCAATAGGAGAGTAGCCAATAAGACCGTCAAAACCAAGCCCCGGAATATGCAAAACGGACTCTTTGGGTAGCAATACTTCGCCTGAGTCCGTTTGATAAATGTAATAAATTGTACCGTTTGCGTTCCTATCAACGCTCATCTTATCCGGCAGCAGTGGATAAAGTCCCAGAACTCTACCGTTTCCGTCTCTAATAATCTGTGCATAAGCATTACCCCATAATAAAAGATGACTCATCAGTGTTTCTCTAAACACGAAAGAAGTCATCTCGGAGTTTGGTTCTGCATAAAGCAGAAAATATAACGGGTGGTCAACAGCCTTTTCTTTTCCTCTGTCGGTGTGCTGGTAAGTGTGAAGTGGAAGACTCGCAATCGTTTCTGCCAGTATCCTCACGCAGGCATACACTGCCGAGGTCTGCATTGCCGTTCGCTCATTGACCGTCTTACCGCTTGAGGTGCTGCCAAAGAAAAACTGGTACGCGTTTGACCAAAACACATTCTGCGGACTGGCTCTTGATTGAAATAGTTTACTGATAATTGGTAGTCGCATTTCTCGTCCTCCTTAATTTGAGCAATAAAAAACACCCCGTTTCCAGAGTGTTTCTTAATAATTTTACTTTTTTATTTTATAAGCCAAGCATCATTGAATTTAACTCTAAACTCTTCTATTGTTTCCTCGAATCTAACAAAGCCCTCATCTTTCATCGACTTTGCAAATCCAATACTTCTTTCTGTTCCTATAACTGCTGACCAAAAGTATTGTACCATCTTTTCAGCACGCAGCTTATTCATTCTCATAATGGTTAAGTTAATACCACTTTTCAAATTAGAAGATGCTATCTTGGAGTCTAAAACGGGATCAAAGACTTTTTCGTGTAAATAATCCATAATTTCTTGCTCTTTAGTCATTGATAAAACCCCTTTCAATTAAAATTACTGATATTCTTCAAACGAAGAATTTCTACAGCTGCATTGAATCTTCTATCAATATCTGATGAAGTCAATTCAGATTCGATAATTTTTAAAGCAGTTTCATACATTTCTTCAAATTTGTTTTTTTGTTTGTGACCTTCAGTTACATTATTAAACAAATATTTTTCTAATCCAGAATCTTCAAACGTTTCTGGATACAGACAAATTGTGTTTCTGTTGCTTAATAATTTCTGAATGCTACTATTTAATTCGACTATTAATACTCTGCTAATCCAATTCACACTTCGCTTGTGGCACATTCCATCTTTGTCACTATCGTATTGAGGATAGTATTCATAATTACCAACAATGCCAATGTGCGCCCAACTCTTCTCAGTAATAATTACGACATCTCCAATTTTCATAGTATTAACAAAACTATTTACCTGGCCAAGATTGTTTCCTAGACTGTGACCAGTGTATCGATATTTTTTTTCAAGAAGTCCTCGAATCTCATCTTTAGAAAGATGATCAAGACTTCCTATACCAGGCCATCCGATGCAAATAAAATTTTCTTCAATAAATTGACGTCCTCTTTCAATGTTGTGTGGTTTTGTTTTAATCTGAAAAACATTCATTACTATTCCTCCTTTTGTATTTTGCGTAACGCTTCGTTACACTTGTTACGCTACAAAAAGATTATACTGCTTTATTTTATGTTTGTCAACATGCTATTCGTTATGATTCGTTATGCACGCCGAGGCATTAAATATTTTTATTAATTTTTTTAAATATCACGTCAAACAATGGTGATTCCACCACCTCTTGAATCTGTAAAACATTTGAGTACTGTGCCGACTCTCCATTGTGACTCTTTCTAATCTTGTGCTTTTCAAAATCAGTTAACGAACCAAAATAAATTCTGAATTCGTTGCTTTTTTGATAAGCATACTCAAAAAAATATTTGTTTCCCATCCACTTTATAAGCATTTCAACCGCTTCTTCTTTAGATAATTCCATTTTCATCACCAAAGAAACAATAACAAATGCAAGAAACATCATCAAGCAACTCGAGTTTGTTTTAACAACACTTAAATGTAGAATTTCATAGAATAATGATTCCCCTTTCATTGTAAACCGAACCCGCGTCATCCTGATGTCTTAATGATCTATCAAGCGCCATTATTGTTGCAACCGCACCGTCAATCTTCTCAGTGCTTTTTTCTTTGTCCGGCTTGATGTTCCCTGCAGGATCAGTCCTTACAAAAATGTTGTCCATCATCCAACGAAGAACAGGCTGTCCTGCGTGGGCGATTTTCTCTTCTAGTGTCAACTTCATCAGTTCCTTTGTCGGTGGTGACATATCCTTGAACCCTTGACCAAAAGGAACAACCGTAAACCCTAACCCCTCGAGATTTTGAACCATTTGAATCGCGCCCCAACGGTCAAAAGCAATTTCTCGAATATTGTACTTCGTGCCAAGATCCTCAATGAAACTTTCAATGAATCCATAGTGGACCACATTCCCCTCTGTTGTTTTTAGATGTCCTTGCTTTTCCCACACATCATACGGCGCATGATCTCTCCTGACTCTCTGTAAAATGTTGTCCTCTGGGATCCAAAAGTAAGGAAGTATCGTGTATTTATCGTCTGCATCTTCCGGCGGAAACACTAACACAAATGCTGTAATGTCTGTCGTGCTTGAAAGGTCAAGCCCACCGTAACACTCTCTTCCAAGTAGATTTTCTGGGAACACAGGAAAATCACATTTATCCCACTTCTCCATTGGCATCCATCGAACTGACTGTTTCACCCACTGATTCAATCTAAGTTGACGAAACAAGTTTTCTTCGGCTGGGTTTTGTCTGGCATTCTCACATGCAGTTCTGATTTTTTCAATGTCGACCGTTATTCCGACCGATGGATTCACTTGCCTCCAAATCTTCTCATCCATCCAGTCTGCTTCATCAGCAGCGCCATAAATAACTGGATAAAATGTAGGATCATTCTTTCTGCCTTTAAGAATATCTTCTGCCTTTTGATGAACCTCCCAACATATCGAATGCCGATCAGTTCCGGCGGTAGTGATTAAGAAATACAGCGGTTGCTTTCTGGCATCGCCTGAACCATGCGTCATGACATCAAATAAATTTCTGTTAGGCTGGCTATGAAGTTCGTCAAACACTACACCATGAACATTGAGTCCGTGTTTGGTATAAGCTTCGGCAGATAAAACCTGATAAAAACTGTTGAGCGGTTTATAAATAAGTCTTTTTTGAGATAGTATCGGCTTAATTCTTTTTTTTAGGTTTGGGCATTGCTCAACCATTTGGACCGCCACATCAAATACAATGGAAGCCTGCTGTCGATCAGATGCGCAGCCATAAACCTCTGCACCATATTCGTGGTCACCACATGTTAGCAATAACGCAACTGCAGCAGCGAGCTCCGACTTGCCTTGTTTTTTCGGGATCTCTACATAGGCAGTATTGAATTGCCTAAAACCATTAGGTTTTATCGTTCCAAAGACATCGCGTATGATTTGCTCTTGCCAGTCGATTAAGTCAAAAGGCTGTCCGAACCATTCGCCTTTGGTGTGGTTAAGGCAATTTATAAAGTTGACGGCACTATCCGCAAAGCCTTTGTTGTAAACTGAATCAATTGCAGCAAACTCTGTCTGATTGTATTTTTTAAGTTTTCGGATAATTGCCACCTCCTTTTCGAAACGAAACAACAAAAAAAGAACCCCGGTTGGAGTTCCCTCTTCAATAATTGTTTTCTTCTTTTTAAATACTATCGCTCACCAGTCATTATGAAGTGTACATATTCGCCTTTGTGATCCTCAATGAAAAGCACAAGTTCAAAAAACTCAAGTCGGTTAGCTTCTTGCTGAACATAGGTTGTATCAAACATATTGCAAACCCCGCTGTCCCTGATTGCCAAAATCTGCTCCATTACCTTTTCACTCATTTTATCTTCCTCCTTCGCTGCTCTGTTTGACTGCCTTATTCAAAATCTCAGTATCAAAGCCTGCCGATTCATAACCCTGCTTTATTACCTCAAAGTAATATCGACTCGGTGCTCCAAGCGCTCTACCGTCGTTCATGATGTATACCATGACTTCCGTCCAGTCCTTTCCTAGCCGAACCTTGGCCGTTTCTTTTCTATAAAATGACGGGAATCCTTCGTACCTATCCAGTGCCACCTCGTCAGATGGTTGTAACTGCCAAACCAAAACTGGCACCGCTGTACCTTTTGCTTTTTCAACCGTTGCAACCGCTCCACCATATCCACCTCTAAACAATAACTCGTATCCAGAAAGCTTTGACTTGCCTACAACCTTCGCTGTTGGACAGCGGTGAGCCATCTGCTCTAAATTTAAGTTTGAACCGTACGCAATGTATAATGTTTTCTTCATATCTCTTTTCCTTCCCCCACGTTTGGGCTTTGTTTGAACTCGGGTGTTTACTCCCTTTACCTTTTTAAGTGGCGCAAAGGGGCAAGTGTCGCCCCCTGTCGCCAGCTAAGTCAGTCAAGCCGCTGTTCGAAATCGCCATGCCGCTGAGCCACCTAGATTCTTGCAAAGGTGCTCTCTGCAGTTCTTGAAATCCTCGCCAATAAGGCCGATTCTGTTGAGGTAGGTTCTCATTGCGAATTTTTCATTGTCGGTCTGGTTTTTCTTCGAGCTTGCTCCCCTCTGAGTTAAGGCTTGGTTGTTTAAGGCAAGGGCTAAAACTATGTAGCTTCGAATCTTGCCCGCGTGAAGTTCGCTGTTAAAACCTCTAAGTTCAACTGTGTGGTGTCCTGTAAAAAAGGAGTGCAGGTTTAGGAAATGGTATCGGCTACTGTGGTAGTGGCGTCTGTCGTTGTCAGGGTAACCTTCGTACCAAAGCTTCTCAATCGCTGTCATTGTCTTTGGCTTTTTGCGGTTAATTCTTTCAACCAAGGCGCTGTCCATCTTCTTGCAAAAGCGCATCCTCTCGGTTTCAATCCCGAGCGCTTTGTAGAAAAGGTCGTTCTTGCTTGCGATGATGTTGATGAAGTTTCTTATGCTTTTTGGTGTGTGGTTGGCTCCGTCAAGGTGAATGTGAATTCCGCAGGTGGCGTTTGTGAATCCTCCCGCTTTTCTTAAAACCCTGACCAACTCTTGAATGGTGTCAATGTCCTCTTGGTAGGTTAAAATTGGGCTAACCAGTTCAACGCTGTAGTTTTTGTCTGCGCTAGTCGTTTGACCGCCCGCCTTCTTTTGAGTGCGAATGCTTGCGTCGCTCATAACCTTCCAAATGCGTCCGTCCCTTGCTGTAACCTTGTGCGTGTCGTAGAAGTCACCTTCTTTTGTGTAAGTCCCACCTAAGTAATCCGCCGCTGCTTTAGCCGCTGCCGTTCTTGTAATGCCTGTTAGTTCAATCTCGATTCCAAACTTTGCTTTTAACATTTTCTTTACCCCTCTCAAAAGTGTGTTTTTTCTTATGTACATATATCACTCTAAAGGGGTTTTATATCAAGCTAATTCAACCAAAAAAGTACACAAATTTTAAAGGCAAAATGTGTGTATTTTATAGTAGTTTGCAGGAATCCTCACCATAAACAATACCAAGGCCAGAGCCTGTGTCCCAGTTCACAAAAATTGTGCCGATGTCATCAATACAAGCAACCGTTCCCATATCACCAGGCTTTAATTTTGAATATGGGTCATTCATCTTTAAAAGCACAACCCGTGCGCCAATCGGATACATCTTCCTTAACTGCTCCAGTGTCGATTTAGAAATCATTCCCTCGCCTCCAATGACTTAAATGATGAGTTGCCTTCAAGGTTTTTCAAGAGCACTTTCCTTGGGCCCTTATATTCATCACCGATAAACCCAAGTCTAAGCAGAAAACATCTAAATGCATACTTTTCGTTTTCAACTTGCTTCTCTTTTACTGAGCAGTACTTAAGCTTTCTCGCCAATGCGTCAAGTTTTTCAACAAACACCGAATACGCGTGAACCTTTTCATATTCGAGCGTTGCGTTAAACATTTTGAAAACACATTCACCGTTTTGAGTCGAAATGTTAAGTGAATCAATGGGATGATCGAATGATTTTGAAATCATTGCTGACCGCTTTTCAATTAGCGAGTTAAGTTTCTTCTCGTATTCCTCATCCACACCCTCGCTTGACAGCCCAATTACCAGATCTCCTTCAGTTTGTAGTCCGGCATTCTCAAGCGCTGTTAATACTTCCTTAATTTCCAGTGCATTTTCCGCATTAAAACTGGGTGAAAAAAGACCATTCTCTTTGTCAATGCACCAGCCTCCTGCTTCGTACTTAAATGTTGGCACCCCAGAGTACTTCACTTGTGAGTTTGTGATTTCAGAAATGATTCCGATAACCCATTTTCTATCTGCTCCAACTACTGCTTGCCAAAATCTAGTCAACTTCACCACCCCAATCCTTAAAAAATCTTACTGCGTCAAAGAATCCTGCACGATAATAATGCTGTAGTGCATTTGCATTTGCCTCCATCAGTGCGTTTTCACACTTGTGATAAAGCAGCTCTTGCTCGGGTGTGAGCGTTTCTCGAAGTTTTTCAATGCAATCAAACAGTTCATTGACTTTCGAGCTTGTTCTCGACGAATTCTTTAGACTGTGATGATTGACTCGGTCAATTACAATCTCTTCAATCCTGTTTTTTGTACCTTTGTCCATAACAATTCACCTACCTTTCTTTTTTTGGTAGGTACATATATCACTCAAACAGTTAATAAAAGCAAGTCATTCTTAATTATCGGCCAATGTATTAGGTTGCTCACCGTTCAGCGCGTCAGCGACCTCGTCATACATTGTTTTGGTACCATCCCTCTCAAGAAACACTCGTTCACTTGTGCCAACCTGTTCAATGTAGCGTTTCACAATTACATCACAGTATTTTTCATCAAGTTCAATCGAGTAGCAAATCCTATCTGTTTGATCACAGGCAATCAGTGTCGAGCCGCTTCCTGCAAAGGGGTCAAGTACAATACAATTGCTCATACTTGAATTCATAATTGGGTAGGCGACCAAGTTAATTGGTTTCATTGTAGGATGCACTGCATTTTTGCCGGGCCGATCAAACTCCCAGATGGTAGTCTGCTTTCTATCTGTGTACCAATTGTGTTTACCCTTAACTTTCCAACCAAAAAGCACCGGTTCATGCTGCCACTGATATGGACTTCTACCCAGAACCAGACTCTGCTTCTTCCAAATGCAAGTGCCCGAGAGATAAAACCCGGCTGCAGAAAACGCTTTTCTAAAGTTCAGGCCTTCGGTGTCTGCATGGAACATATAGATACTTGCATCCGACTCCATTGCGTTTGCTGTATTACAAAACGCTGCAAACAAAAAATCGTAGAACGCTTCATCTTTCATGTTATCGTTTTGAATTGTTCCGGCATCGGCCTTATAGTTCACATTATACGGAGGATCGGTAACAACTAGGTTTGCTTTTTTGCCATCCATTAATACATTAAATGTTTCAGGTTTTGTGCTGTCGCCACATACAAGTCGGTGTTCACCAAGCAACCAAACATCGCCTTGCTTTGAGATGGCGGGTTTTTGAAGCTCGCCCTCCACGTCAAAGTCGTCTTCCTTAAGTCCATTTTTCAGGCTATCTTTAAAGAGAGCGTCAATCTCGGCTGCGTCAAAGCCAGTGAGTGATACATCAAATGAAATTGCATTTAGGTCTGTAATCAAGGACATCAACTTATCGTTATCCCATGCACCCGACACTTTGTTAAGCGCCACATTGAGAGCCTTTTCTCTTTCCTTGTCCAGCTCCACTACTACGCAATCAATCTCTGTTTCTCCGCTTTCCATCAAAACCTTTAGGCGCTGGTGACCGCCCACAACATTTTCAGTGGTCTTGTTCCAAATAACTGGCTCAACATATCCAAACTCTTCAATGCTTCGCTTTAGTTTTTCATACTCAACGTCTCCCGGCTTTAAATCCTTACGAGGATTATAGGTTGCAGCCTTTAGTTTACTTACACTTATTTTTTCAATTAACATTTAAACATCTCCGTTTCTATTTATGTTCCGCGTCTTGCAGTTAGCAAGTGCTCCATCATGTCATCGTGCGGTGTGCCGCTTTTATAATCAGACGCGCAGTTCTCTCTGACCACTTGATAAATCTGAGTCCATATGTAATTTGCTTGTTTGTTAAAGTTATGGCTTGCACTCAAATACGGCGACTGAATTGCATTGCCTGTTGTGGGGTGCTTTGCCAAAAACCCAAATTCAGTAACGCACTCTTCACATTGAATCCATCTTGATACGCTCATTGCGTACTGCTCAATCAACTGTGGCAAAACCAAATGAGCACAACCCCGCTCACTAAGCCATTTCCATGTCTTCTCATAAATATCAACAGCCAATATTCCCTTGCCGTCTTTTTGTATAGCTGCGAGATATTCTCTTGGCGCGGGCATTGTTACACCTTCAAGCTCTGGAGCATCCATGAATTCCATAACTTTAAGCTTTCTTTTGCCGGGATTACCTTCTAATATTTTTTCTGAAAGTGGCTTCTTCTTTCGTCCAGAGTTCACTCTTCTGCCACCACTATTCTGATTTCCTGCCATTTTTCATCTCCCCTTTGCATTTTTTCCCTATACCCCCATTTGATTTCGCGAATTTTCGCGCGAGGCTCCGCCCCCGGTGTTCTCTTTAAAACACACAGAGATTTGACCTCCCCCCACCGTGCTTGATGTTAGGGTACAAATTGTTCCCTGACCTCATTTCCGTTTCAATTACAATTTTTTTGACCATCGGTCACCATCTCGAGCAGTGATACTGCTATGGCAACTGGTGCAAAGACTCATCAAGTTCTCACTTGCATGGGTGCCTCCCTTTGAAAGAGGTAATATGTGATGCACTTCATTTGCTGGCACCATCTTTCCTTGCTCTTTGCACTGCTCGCAAAGCGGATGTTCTTTGATGTGTCTGTCTCTGATTCGCTTCCACGCCCTACCGTAGCGTTTGCCATGCTCAGGCGAGCGCTCGTATTTGTCGTACTGTGCGTCCATCAGTTTCTTGTGCTCATCACAGTAGTAGTTGTCAGTAAGGTTAGGACAACCCCTGTAGGAACACGGACGCTTTGGTTTTCTTGGCATATGCTCCACCTCACTTGCAAAAGCAAAAGCCCTCACAGGTTTTACCTGTGAAGGCTTTCTATCTTTGTCCATACTAATTAAATCACAACAGCTAACTCTCTTTCTATCACATTTACTCTCATCTTTTCAAAACCAACTTCATTCTAATAATGTTTTTTCCCTTAACAACTGAATTAAACGTGTCTTCAGATCCTTGTATATTTTTATTTCTTTGTCTCCAATCCCCGAATGAAAGATATCTGACTCCGTTTCTATTCTTGGGATCTTGCCTGCTACAAAGTCCTCCCTTGTTTTTTTAGCACGCTCGTTTAGCTCTTCGTGGGAACTCATTCCGGCTCGTTGTTGATACATTTGGTTCGCTTTGATTGGCAAAGGATATCTTCCCGCCCAAACAGCGCATTTTTCTAAGATGTTTAGATAAAACGTTTCATCATCGGTAAGAGTAACATTTGCCTTTGGTACTAGATAGTTAAAACTATGCGATTTAATAATTTTATATAATTCCGTACTATTTTCATGATGTTGCTTTTCCAAATCAATAATCAATACCTTGAAAATGTTTTCAAACCCATATGCCCAAAGCATACGTTGAACTCTAAAATTAAAATGATTATACTTAACAATTTCATTTGAGAACAGAGTTTGTAATTCACCAGTTTTTTCAAAAATATCTGCCGATTTCTTAGATTCAAATTCGTACAAAACTTCTGCTGAATAAAAAAGACCCATTGCTGTACTTATCCAAGTAATAGGTTTTTCAGAACAAATATATTTTTCAAATTCGAACATTTCATCCTTATCCATATAATCCATTTTACATCCTCCCAACAAAATAAGAATACCATGTTTATAGCTCAACTTCAAAATATCTCAATTTTTTATCAAAAAGCCCCTACGGGTTATTTCCCGCAAAGGCTTTCTATGCTTTCTTCAGTCTAATTAAAACATAAGATGTAACTCTCCTTCTATCACATTTACTCTCATCTTTTTAAATTTTCACAACTTTCAGAGCCTTATCATGTAATCGGAAAATATGCTGGGAGCTATAACCCATGTCAACCGCAATCTGCTCCCATGTCTTAAAGCAGAGGTATCTCAGTTCAAGCAGCGTTTGGTATTCTGTGTTGTGAATCTTTTTTATAAGCGATACTATCTCACACTTTAGATCTACCAGCATGTCAATGTCCTTGTTGATTTCATCCTCCAAATCGACCATCTTGCAAATAATATTTGCCATTTTACTAGTATTCTTGGTTGGACTATGCGGCATGTCTGTCAGGGTTGATGTTGCTTTAAGTGCCAATTCTCGAAGCGACGTAATTTGCTCAAGCTTGCTATTGATTCGCTGATCAATGCGATATGCTAGTCCCAAGTATTCTTTAGCGGTCATTTGAAGCACCACCTTTTTGCCAAGGCATCTTACCAAAGAAATACTTATCCGCAATATACTGTTGTTCATCTTTACCCAGACTCACTAATATTACGCTCGCTTTTTTAAATGAAACTCTTGTCTTTACTGTGGTCTGTGCAAAAGGGCAAGCAGCACCCATGCAATACGTAACAGTTAATTTTTTGCATCCATAGTCTTTAGTTCTGAAAGCGCATTCAATTTTATTCATTTGGGTTTCCCTCCAAGTTTTCAAGTATTTTTTTAACTTCACTTACACTTGTAACTTTGTAGGCTTTGCCCTTAGCTTCATTGATTCTTTGAATTGTGATTTCTTGTAACTTTGTCAGTTTCCCGAGTTTCGTCTTCACCTCAAATGCGACAAACCTCCCTCCTATACAGGCGATGATATCCGGGATACCAGCTGTGCCATATAATCCGCCATGCGTCTTCCATGCAAAGCAATCCGGCACAGTCTTTAAATACTTTAAAATTGCACTTACTATCTCTTTTTCAGCCATGCTCTTTCCCTCGTTTGTTACCTAGTTACCATGTTACCTGAACTTTTTATAGGTCTTCGTTTATACGCGCGCACACGCACGTGTATATAAAAATAAAAAAAACAACTTTTTCGTGTAGATATAGAATATGAAGTAACATAGTAACAAGGTAACATTTTATTTAAGCGGTTTTACTCCTGTGTTTATGAAACCTTCAACATCGCAACGCTCCTTAAGAAGCCTAAAATCAAGCACATACGCCTTGTGCGTATCATTTTGGAAACGCACTGTTTTATTGTCAATAAACAGATCCGAGTTTTTTAATTGCTTTTTGAATTGTGATAATTCGAGACACTCACCACCGGTTGCAAACTCCCTTCGATACTTTGTGAACTTGTCATAGACCTCAATTAACCGAATAGCAAGCTGCGTTTCTTTCTCGATCAAAATCCACTCGACCTCGTTTTGTAGTCCCATCCTTGCCATCACCTCAAGGCTTTGCTCAATAATTCCTTTGTTTGAGGTGTTGCCGTCAAGCAGATACTCCTTTGCACCAAGTGCTAAGCTTTGAATACACTCATTCAGAGGAATATTAAAAACCTGCTCCCAAAGCAGTGCATTCTGTTTACTAAGCCGCTCCAGAAGTTTTAGCCCAACAACACAGCATGCAAGATTACTGACAATTCGAGATGGCAATTCTTTATCAAAGGCTTCAAGGCTTTCACGGTGCCAAGCATTCACTTCAGCTATGTCGGTTCTAAGTGCCACATCCAGAAGGCCCCTCCCCAAGTTTTCAAGTTCATCTGACATTGACATTAACCGTTTGAAATTCTTTTTATGTTCCGCAATTTTTAAGTCTTTTTTAGAAAATAACAGCTCAATACTTCGCTCCCGAATTGCAGGCTCATCAGGAGATTCTTCCCCGGCAATTACAAGCGGCGCACAAAGTTCATACGTCACTGACGTTTGATCTGCTCTTCCACGAACTCCCTCATGGCCATCGTAACTATCTCGCATATGGTTATAAAGCACTGCGAGCTTATTCCTATCGATTTTCGACGGCTTGAACTCATCCAACGGCTGCGGAATTACGTTAGACGAGGACGAGTCTTTCATAAGCGTAAATGCTGTAACTTGGTTTGCTGCAGCAACTTTTAACCTAGAAAATATTGGCAAGATTACTCGCTCCAATGTATTACTTTTACCACTCCCGGCTTCACCGATTAAAAGCAAGTGAGGAAATTTAATTTTAGAGTGCTTAAGGTGTTCTTTCAAAAAGCAACTAGCACACCAAGCCAATACTCCAACAGTCTTTAATGACTCATTGTATCCAAGTAGAAGTGGGCCAAGAACGAGAAGATCTTTTGCCTTGATAATGTCCGTAGCCAAGATCCCACTTGCAATGTTTTTATGCTTCTCCAATTGAACAATATCACCAACCATGACTCCGCCGGCTTCAATGGCGCCGTCCGTTGAAACATATACCCATCGCCCTCCGTGGCGGTAGAGCCCAAGTGCCTTGACCCCGGTCTTTCTCTCCCAAGAAAGCCCTGATATGAGCCCTTTTAATAATTCGAGATCTGCTTCTGAACCTGTATAACTGAGCCCAAGAGTACGTTTGTTTAGGATATTTTTAAACCTCTGAAGGTTAGAAAAATCTGTAGTCAAAAATGTCTGACGAAAAACTTCACCGCTGATCGTAACGAGATCTGCTGATATTTGAGTTTCGTCTTCTGACACAATCATCTCAATTGGCTCCATCACAAAATTTGTAAGAGGATAAATACCGTTTCCTTTGCTTCGAAAATACCTACCCTCATATTCAAAAACTGGCATATCACCGTTGGAACTGTAAGTTTGCGTAACAAGCTCGATCGCTTTATCCAAGGTTTCCTCGCCATAGGTTGCGCCACTCGCATGGTGCTTTTCATCCCATTTCTCACGAAATAACTTGCTCTGCCGAAAGAGCCTGTCCATTTGTTCTTTGTTCTTGCCTGTCCAAAATGCGAGTTTGCAGCAAAGTGCCATATCCGCTTCAGATTGACTTTGATGCGTTTCCTTCCAGTTACCCTCCCAAAGCGAATTGAACAATGCTCCATTATCGGTAGACGTTGCTTTTTCAATAACCTCTTCGTCTGACAATGCAACTGCCCTTGAGCCGCTTCGCTTTTTTCGTTTGGTCGACTTATTGGTTTTGCTTTGTTGAATGTATGTTTTATGAATCCACTCAAGCTCCCCGTCATCGGTTGCAACTTCATCGCAACTTCCCTCAAGCCGCTTCCCAGTCATAGTAAAGTACCGACCGGTTGAGTACATCTCCACACCGTTTGGAGTGTTTTTGTTCCCGCCCTCAGGCATAACTCCCTTGAAAAATAAATGCAGACCTTCGCCGGACGGACTGATCTCAACATATGTTTGACATTTTGAAACTATCGCCTCAGCGATTTCGTTTAATCCACCAGTGCTGGTATCTCTGCAATGATCAATGTCCACTCCGACAAAACCCGATTCTTTTGTGAAAACAAAACCGATGCCCGTATACATATATTTTTTCATAGCCGCTTCAACTTCTCTTAAGGTATGCCATGTCTTTGGGTTTGTTGACGATGCTTTATAACCTGTTGCTGCATCATACGGGATTTTTTTTGGTTTACCTTCATCCTTTGCAGGCTCCAAGCGCCAACACACCCATTGTTTCAATTCCGCCAGTTCCTTTGGGAAAGTGTAACTCATTTGTCCTGCACCTCCTCGCAGCGCTCATTGAAATATCGAATCAAAATGTTTCGTGTCTTTGCCTTATCTATTTCAATCTGCATTCCACTTGTGATTTTGTCACCAAACACCCAGAGTTCTTGACACTTCCTCAAAAACACAGTGCCAAAGAAAATTCCAAGTTCCCTTTGGACACTGTCTTCTTCGTCCATGAACTGAGGAAACAGAAGGTGCGGTGCAAATGGAATCCCGCCACTAGTCACCACGAACCTTGAATACCGTCTTGCCCTACGCGTATTTTTTTCTAGGTCACCCTTAAAGGGAGAACATACAAATACTATCGGCCGAAAGCCTTTTAATTTCTCCTCTCGCTCAATATTACAAATTGCCTCGTACGCTGTTGGGTCGGGATAACCTTTTTCGTTATATTTACTTACACTCATCACATTTCATCCTCTCGTTTAATAATCTCTCTAAGCCCTTCTTTGCACCTAAAACATCACCTGCAAGGGCCTGTCCCCTGATTGTCTTGATCGTTTGTTTTGGAAGATCATCCTTGTGTTTCTTAATCCTTGAAATAAACCTCATTGCTTCACTCATTTCAGATCCTCCATCTCTCCAAACCTCATACCCACAGCCGCTTCAGCTATGATTGGAACATCAAACTCCTCAAAAGGCTTTTGCTCCATGCACTCCTTTATAAACTGGGAGGCTTCCAAAACCCTGTCTTTCGGTAATTCAAACACAAGTTCATCATGAATCTGCAGCAGTGGCATTAACCAAGGTCTCTCTACCAAGCCCTCAATTATCCTAACCATTGAAAGCTTTAGAATATCTGCGGCAGTTCCTTGAATTGGAGTGTTTAGCGCACACCTCTGTTCAAAGCTCCTCTTACCCCAGTCGTCCGAGTCGATGTTTGGGAGATACCTGCGCCTGCCCAGAAATGTTTCAGAGTATTTCCTTATGATTGCTTTTTTCACAACAACCTCTTGCCACTGCGCCAATCTTGGATACCCGTCTTTCAGATTCGAAATTATCACTTTACATTCGTTAAGCGAAATATTGAGTCCCGCCTTAAATCTCAAGTTGTTTTGTAGCCCTTTTGGAAACAGACCATAGAACACCCCAAAATTACAGTTCTTTGCAATAGAGCGTCGCTCCTTGTAATACTTGGCGCCTTTATCTGCCGATACCTCGAGCGGAATTCTATAAATGACACTGGTCGTTTGAGCATGGATGTCACCGTTGTTCTTGTATGTATAAAGCATTCTTTCGTCTCTACAAAATAATGCGCCCACACGAAGCTCGATTTGTGATAAGTCTAACGACAATAGCACTTTACCCTCAGGGGCAATAAAGAAATTTCTAATTCCCGCAATGTCCCCATCAATTCTAGGCATGTTTTGAAGATTGGGATTCCTTGATGAAAACCTACCCGTTTCTGTTCCAAGCGGAAAAAGATCAGCATGTATCCGGTTTGTAGCTGAGTTTACAAATCCAAGGTATCCATCGATATATGTTGACTTGAGCTTTCCCCACTTTCGGTATTCCTGAACAAGTTGGAATAATGGTACTAAGTCTTTTCTGTTTTCCCCGCACCAATCAGCAAGTAAAATCAACGCTTCATCGTCAGCCGCTTCATTGTTTTTTGCTGTAACTTTTAATACTGGCAGACCCAAATCCTTATACAAATGTTTCTTAAAGGCTGAGGTTGATGCATTGGCCCCGATATCAATATTACCGATAATCAGCGCAATCTCTGTTTTTATTTCAGCGAGTTTATCCTCGGCTTCTTTCTGCTTGGAAAGCATAAGTTCCTTGTCCACCAATAACCCGTTATATTTCATGATCCCAACATACACTGCAGTTGGTGATTCAATCTCCTCACAAATAAATCGATGTCTTGGAAGGAAGCGGTCAAACCAGTCATTAAATGTTCTAAAAAGTTGCAGCGTAAAATCGCTATCAGCACAGGCATAGTTAATGGCCTCATCATCTTGAGGGGAAAGCTCATCAAAGTGGCGTCCCTGCATGACCTCTTCGAACTTTGGCATTTGAACATTATATAGTTCTGGCACAAGTGTCTTTAATCCACTGTCATGTAGATCCCGAAAGACAGTATTTGATTTAAGTGTTAACTGCGAAGCGGCTATAGTGTCATACACCGGCGAGAGGATCACAATACCATGCTTGTAAATAAACGCAGCTTCAAATGCAAGGTTATGCGCTATTTTTATTACGGCTTTATCCGTTAAAAGTTCCTTGAGGTAATTCCAAAACAATTCAGTGTCTTTTAGGTTGTTTCCAACTTTATGGTTAAGCGGCACATATACTCCTGTACCCACTTCCACTGAAAACGAAACTCCAGTTACATCTGATTTATGAGGGCTAAGTGCTGCAAACTTCTCATCTCTGTACTTCTCGTCAGGCGCGGTTTCAATGTCAAACGCTACAATCTTTTTATCAGCAATATATGCTTTTAATTCTTCTAAATTTGTTACACATTTATATTCCATCTTTTTCTCCAATCTGTCTTTGGGATAGGGAGCGGAACTTGCCCACTCCCAACCAAAAGACTCAGCTTATTTAAGTGGCTCAATGATCTCGCCAGTCTCAGCATCAACAAACGGTGATTCTTCTTCCGCAGCGAGTGAGTTATCCAAATCAAACCCTATTTGCTTGCTATACGCCTTGACCTGATCTGACATCTTACTGACCAAGGCAAACTCTTCTGGTGTAAGAACTCTATCAACAGCAAACTGCGCTTGTGAGTAAGCAATACCTCCGGTGTTGACTGCTTTTTTGAGTGAAAACTTTGTAACCACAGAATTTGACTTCTTGCCCTTAGACAAAAGACGTTTGATGTGTTTTGTAAACTCTTTGAGCGACCCCGTTGGGAGTGATAAAAGCAACGGAAAAATCTCGCCTTCTCTTAGAACATAAATCCTGCGTCTATTCTTGCAAGCCTTTGATCCATTCTCGCCGCTACCGAATTGATTAAACGGGCACTTGGAGCAGTTACCTCCGGGCGTTCCTTCACCTGTCAAACCGTCAAAGCTTCCGCAATCAGGAGGCTGATTGCCACCTGTGTACTTACTCTTGTAATACGCATGGATTGGGTGGTGATAAAGAATCACCGCACTAAACTCTTTCACTGCGTCAGGTTCATTTGGATCTTCACCCGGCACTTCAAAAACGGTACTACCTGCGCTTGGAATCTTGATTCTCTCAAAACCACCATCTAAGCCATCGAGTTCCTCATTCATGGCTGATGCCATATTAAACTCAGCTAAATTTGTAAATCCTGCACCTACTACTACTAAATCTTTTTCCTTTTTCATAACAAAACCCTCCGATTAATAAATATTTTTTTATGTTAAAGCTACCTTCGCTCTTATTTCTTTAATCATTGTCTCTTTGAATCAGAGAAGCTACTTCGTTGCTTTTCTAACCCCGACATAAGTCTTTTCAAAGACTGAAACCAGTCCATCAAGCCAGTCAGGTAATAAATCTTCGTTCTCAGCGGTCTGCTCTTTCACAAAAGCCGATAGTGAGTTTGCATTAACGGTTTCATAAACCAAATCACCATAACCTTGCGACTTAAGCGCTTCGTAAAGCTCAACCTTCTTGTCAGCCAGCGCCGATGCTCTAGTTGTATTGCTTAAGAAAAACATGGTGCCGCTTCTTGAAAAACTTTGTGTTTCTGTCTCTGCCATAATTTCAGATAATTGAAAATCAGTTTCTTCAATTTTTGCGTTGATGTCTTTGACCTCTTGCTCCGCCTGCCTTTTTGCGTCTTTAAGTTCTTTAAGACTGTCAGCTAATTCGAACATTTTATCGCTCATTTCTTTTTCACCTCCTCCTTTGTTTCGAACGGATTAACTCCGCCCTTATAATCATCAACGAGTGTCCTCGCTAAATCCGCTTTTGATTGCAACGCCATCAATACTTTCTCATCGACCGTACCCTTTGCTGTTAAGTAGATGTATGTGCAATTTTCCTTTTGCCCTACCCGGTGGATCCTTGCCTTTGTCTGCTCAAAATTGCTCATCGAATAGTCAAGAGAATAAAAAACCATTGTGCTTGCAGCCGTTAATGTAATCCCAAGTCCCGCCGTTGCAATCTGGCCAACAAACACTTGAACCTCGGGGTCGCATTGAAACTGTGATACCTGCTCATCTCGATCCTTCACCCCACCCATGATCAGTGAATATCTGACCTTTTTGCTCTCGATCAACTTGCAAATGGCTTTTAACTCAGCTATAAACCTTGCAATTATAACTAACTTTTTGCCCTCGTTCAGTGCTTCCTCCAGGATGTCTTCCAGTGCCGATAACTTAGCTGTGCTAATTCGCTGAGGTGCATTTCCGTCATCGTCACCGATAAATCCGCCTGTCAGCTGTGATAACCGCAGCAGTCGGGTCAAAACGTTAGTCACGGTAACTTCACCCTTTTGTAACTCTGCAAAACTGTCTTTGACCAAATCCTTATAAACCCTCATGGCACTTGCTTCAAGGTCGACGTGTCGAATAATGTCAGTAGTTTCAGGAAGGTCCAGGCACTCAGCCTTTGTAACACGAAATGCAATGCTATGCAGTCTTGCCATTAACTCCTTCGACATGCTTTTCTTAAGGACTGGTGTATAACTTCCATAACCCGTCATATCAAAATACCGATTCCTGAAGGTGTAAAAACTGTTCCCAAAGATCAGAGGATTCACAAATTTGTACTGACTGAAAACATCAATTGCCTTATTCGTAATTACGGTACCAGTAAGCAGCATTTTGTATCTCGCCTTAGCGCCCAACTTATGTAGTGCTTTTGCCTGCTTGGTGTTGTGAGTCTTAATTTTATGACCCTCATCGGCCACAATAATATCTGCATCAAATTCAAGTAATTCCTTCTCTAACCTCCAAGCGGATTCATAATTCACAATCACAATCTGAACCCCAGTGCCAGTCAATTGTTTAAGCATGTCTACCTTTTTTGCTCCTGTTCCAGATAGTACCGCTACCGAATAATTAAAGTTCGCGAACTTTTCAAGTTCCTCTTTCCAAACTCCTACGATTGATAATGGTGAAACAATCAAAACTTTTTTTATCTTGCCCGCTGCAAAAAGTGTGCCAAGCACTGCGATTGTCGTAATCGTTTTCCCTGTTCCCATTTCCATTAATAGCGCTGTTCCTTTTGACTTGTTAACACTTTGCAAAAGTCCAAACAACTTACAAACAAATTCAAAAGCTTTGATTTGGTGTTGATACGGAGTCCCCTTAATCGGCATATTGTTACGATCCTGCATTTGACTCCACCTCCTTGATTGACACTGATTCCACCGAATCCCCTGGCACTAAAATAATTGCCTTTCTCTCTAGCCCGAAAAACAATCGCCAAAGTTTTTTTGGCAGTGATATTTTCCTGCTTTTCAGAACAGTGTTTTTATGCCCGCCACCCTCACTCACGCTTATTTCAATCGAATGTTTCATTCCTTTTTCACCACCTTCTGAAGGTAAACTTTTTGTCCTTCACTGTTAGGTCACGGGAAAGACAAAAGTTGCCCCCCCTATGTTAAAGATTTTTTTAATTGTTCAATTATCCGCTGCAGTCGTTTGTGAACTGACGATTTATTAACTCCTTCCTGCCGAGCAATTTCAGAAGCAGAAATGCCATCAAAATAGACTTTTTTCAGGAGTTCCTGCTGCTTTGGCAACAGCTGACTAATGCAATTGATTAATTTTTCGTTCTCAAATGATATGATGAACTGCGCTTCAAGATTAAAGTCACTAGCTAAAAGTTCACCCTCATACGGTAAAGCACTAAAAAGTACATGGCGGCGCGTTTCTTTTTGATTAACGTTATATTCTTGCCTATCCAGCTCCAGGATGACTGCTCCCAAGCCCTCATCCACTTCAATTTCGACTACTTCGTTCTTTGAATACTCATACTTAATTTTCATTGTCTTTGACTCCTCTCGTAATTTGAAAAGAGCCTGACAAGTAAAATTTTAGGTCACAAATAAAGCGAGCCTAACGCATAGCTAAAAAGCTACTTGTCAGGCTCGCTGTCGCATTCGCAACGTGCTCTGGGTATTAAAATACCTTTGTTAATTTAATTTTTTAAGACCAATCTCTTGCTTACAACTCCTACACTTTCCAAGGTAATCAGGCTTCCATTCTTCAGAATCCTTGATTACACGCAACTCCGTTTTCACCTCGCTTTCTGAGTCGATTACTCGAAAACCACAAATTGGACATTTCAGTTTCTTTACCATAATTACCTCCTTTGTTTCTATGTAAGCATTTTAGTTAACATAAAGTGATAAAAGTGCGATGAGTTAAGTAGTTAACCTTATAACCCACCGCTATTTGTTTAAATTAAAAAGCAAAACTTCCTGAATTCGTTCGTTCAATAAAACCAAGGTGCTTTAATCTGATTTCAGTTGCTTTTTTTGATACCATAAATACTTTTGCAATTTTTCCAATCGCTTCAGACAAAGTGTGCGTATATTTTATTTCAGAATAAATACTACTACCAAAGTATTCATAAAAAACTATCCGAGCAATTTCCTTAAAAAGTTCAATCGGCATTAATAGAGACGCAGCCAAACTATCCGCTTGCCATTCTTCCAAACCATAAACCGTATTTCTATCATGATTCGCACATTCAACTCGTGTTGCACGACAAGCAATAAAGTTTTGATATTCTTTACGAAAATGAAATCTTTGATTGAATGGTGAGTGATATGAGCGGTGAAGCACCCAATGTGCTACTTCATGGGCAAGGGTAAATCTTCTTCTCGCACGCTCTGACATTCCTAAAAGCCCTTGATTAATAAATACAGTTCCTTCGTTAATTTCAGTTAGAATTGGTCCAATCAAAAGGTCTATAATCACAATACAATCATCAGCAAATGCCGTTGCTCCAAGTACTTTGTTGTCTATAGATAATATCTTATTTTCGACATTCAAGCAGAAACTTTCCTCAGCTAAATGTTCTATATTCACGGGTTGTGGGTATGTTAATACGTCTGGTGCAAATTTTCCTAAAATCTTTGTAGCAATGTCGTCCATTTGGTCTCTACTGAGCTCATACATCCCATTTTTCGTCTGAGGATAGTCTAATTGCATCATGTCACCCCTTCTCTTAATCGTCTTTTTGTTTTTTCATACCATCAATAAATATCTGCCATTCTTCTTTTGAAATATTAAAATCACGCGCCCTTCTAAGAGCAATTCTAGCAATTTCTGTGTGTCCAATATAGTCAGTTAAGTCAGGATAATTATTCTTGCGACTTTTTCCGGCTAAATCATAAAAACAGTCAATCTCGTCTGCTTTAATTTTGAGATGTTCTGCAATTCTTGAAAGAAACTTTTCTGGGGCAACTCTATTTCCCTTTTCGATATCACTCAAGTATGCTGCGGTCATTCCTAATTTAACTGAAAGTCCTCTAATCGATTCCCCTAAAGCTTCACGCTTATTTTTTATGTATTCACCAAATGTTATGTTTGGATCCATCTAAAAACAACCACCGCCTTTATGTATGCATCTTTGTTAACATTATAAGTATAAACACATTCGGTGTCAATAGTAATTTTAATTTTTATGTAATTTTAATTTTTATCAATGCTTAAACAGTATGGATTCTAATTTAACGAATTTGAAAATTAATTAATACTCTTTGTGATATTGTTTAATAATATGAAATAAATTGTGAATGAAATTATAAAAGTTGCCACTTGCTACTAGTTCGTTACTGAATTAGTTTACCAAAATAATAAAAAGTGTGGTCAAAATAAAAAGATTCAGGCGCTGGATCCAAAATATCGGAATGCTATAGCATCAAGTTGTGCCGCAATCTCCTCAAAATTACAATCTAAATCCAGTGTCTGAACGCTTATCCTATTGCCACTCATCATATATGTGTTATTTGGCAGAGCAACTTCATCGGTTCTAGCATAGAGCAACATGCCGGATACCTCATGCGGCTGACTTCTTAGCTGACTTTCTTTGTTCTTCACATAAGTAAATATCTGATACAGATTTCCGGAATGCAGTGTATGCACATCGTACTGAGTCTGCATCGTATTAGAATAATACTTTGCATCGATTATCAGCGTCTTCTCATCTTTCGTAAGCGTGATATCGGTTTGCATAACTGGAAGCATATGATTCATATCATCATCTAACTGCCATGGAATCTGAGATGCATTAGCTAATATCTTTGGATGTTCTCTCCTGAAATATTCAAGAATAAATTTCTCATAGAGTCGGGACATACGCTGTTCATCAATAAACTCCATCAGCTTTTTTGTTCCATCAGAATTAGTCTGAAGCAATCCCTTCACGATCAAGTAACAGATTGAAATTAGCATCCGGTAAGTTTGATTGTTACGGTTGTACTGAAAGCTCCAGTTTATGTTATAAACATCCAGCAATTCAACTTCGCCAAAGAATGCGAACAGTTTATGCAGTTCCTTTTTTCGTGTTTTTGAAATATCCGAACGCAGCAAAAGTTTAACAGTAGTCTTGATAACCTGATTCATATAGGAATTCACTGAAAAATCATCATACTCGCAAATCAACTGTTTTTTTAACATCGTCAGAGATTTCATAGATTCAGAAATATCGATCTTTCCTCGAATTGCAGATAAAACATCCGTTTCCGATATGTATTCCCGCCCGAGTCCTCTCTTGAGTTGAACAGAAATACCTTTTGTCAGAATGGCTGCGCATAGCTCCGCAACGTTTTTAAATTGTTCTGTGGATATATTATTATATGCTTGCTCATTCAATACTTTGAAAGCATATGCCAGCATATAATAAACATTCTGTACTGGTATCACTTAATAGCACTCCTTAAATAGTTTGTCCAGTCTTTGGTTTTCAGTGGTTCGTCAAACCAGTACTCCTTTAATAGCGGGATAAGCTCATACTCAACTATATTTGAAAGCACAGAAGGTGTAATTTCATCCAGTTCACAGAAGTAGCTGTGCCCTATGCAGAACCCCTCACCGAGAGATTCATCAGCTATAATGATTCCGTTCAGATTTTCAACACAATCGATGAGATTATCGAATTTCTCACTCTTCAAACCCATGCGGTATTCTCTGAAACCATCAGATTCAAATCCTGGTCGCATTTCATAGAAAGCAAAACGCCTGCGAAGTGCGTAGTCAAGCATGGCTAAACTTCTATCTGCTGTGTTCATCATGCCAATAATAAATAAATTCTTCGGTACTGAGAACTTCTCATCAGAATACAGAAGTTGCAGCGCATTTCCGCGTTTATCGTTCTCAATAAGCATAAGAAGTTCCCCAAATATTTTACTCAGGTTTCCTCTGTTAATCTCATCAATAATAAAGAAGTATTCATGCTCAAGGTCATCGGCTGCTTTCTTGCAAAAGTTATAGAAGGAGCCCTTCTTAATTTCAAATCCATCTCCGACAGCAGAAGGACGAAACCCTTCAATAAAATCTTCGTAACTGTAACTTTGGTGAAACTGGATCATCATCACACGTTCCTGATTTTTAACCCCCATCATAGAGTATGCTAAACGCTTGGCAGCATATGTTTTACCAACACCTGGAGCGCCCTGAAGAATAACATTTTTCTTCGTCCTAACAAGTCCAACAAGAGTATTATAACTGTCCTCATCCATATACACTTCATCAAGAAACTTTTCTGTGTCATAAAGTGGATATGAAACCTCGGGTATCTCGTCGTCATCGGTATCTTCATCTTTATCAAATAAGGCGCATAATTTCTCAACGTAATCTGTATACGGAGTAATATCCGTCAAGGTTTTCATTACAGCCTGCCCCGGATGGTCCTTTGGCTGTTCTAAACAATTATCAGTCCAGTTCATCTTTCGCAGATTGGCATACTCTATATCAATGGTTGAATCAAAAAAATAGTCCGATGATACTACACCTCGACCAACAAGCTGATGCATGCCTTTCTTTACAAAGACTATGTCGCCTGGCTTCAGATCATGTACGAACTGCCACGTGGCATGTGCTGCATTTTTATAAGGCCGCGATGGGTCATATATCTCTTTCATGGCAGTCTTCATATCATCTTTGCTGGCATATTGCGTTAAATCACCAATCTCGCTCCAACCGATTCCCATTATGTTTTGCCGATAAAAGTCTTCCCACTTAATAGCACCGTCGCCCGGCGAATAGATCCAATAATGAACAGTGTCTACGTCTTCGTCAGCAAGGCCAGCTCCTTTATCATCACGAGTGGCCTTAACACCTTTCTTGAATATTTCAGATGCGAGACTTTCTGTCATATCGACTTTCCAACCTTCTTCAGTCAACTTCCATATTCCATATGTTGCATTATCTATATAACCTCCGTAAACAAGATAATTGCGTGCAAACGACACCTCGTTTTCAAACCTATTTAAATTGTTTTTCCCTCTGGTTTCGCGTGTCACTTCCTCTGCAAGTTGTTCATTTTCGATGATTTTATCGCGGGTATCTTGGGGTGTTGCTGATCCATCAAGATCACGTAACGCCTGAACTAAAGGTTTAAACCACTTCAAAAACGCCGCATTTGAGGCTCTTATTTTTTCGGTTTTCTTTTCCTGATTCACTTCCACCGAATATCTCCAGGCTTCAAATGACAGCTCTTTGAAGTCCTTTAAACTACTCACGCTGCTGCTAAGGTAACTGCGAAGCTTTTCAACTGTGTCAAAATACTTCTTGGCCTTTATTTTGGGTTCAATATCCGGCAAAGATGCGACGACTTCTGCCGGAATTTTCATTGATTCGTATATATACCAAGTGTTACGTTGGTCCAGATTGAGGAAAGAATTAGGAGCTATCCAATAAAGCCCCATCGTGATTTTACTATTACCATTGCCTTTTTTATTGATGGCGAGGTCAAAATACTTCGAGAGAACTTTCCGGTTTTCTGCCGAAGGATTATCAGCATACTTCAAAGCGGCTTCAAACAGGTCCCACAAGTCTTCAATATCGTGCTCTGCACGATCTTCTGCGAAATAGTAAAAAGTGGCATTTTGATTATTTAACACAGGAATACTGTCAAAAGACGTAGGGATAGCTATTCGAACTCCAAACTCTACTGCTACTTCCGAGATGATTTTCAGACGGTTTGTTTCTTTCATGGAGCTTTTGTTGAACAGCCCAAACACCGTAAACGGGTCTATGTCAACGATCTTATTATCTTTCTCCAACGTCGGCAGATTAATACCAGTATTGCTATAGATTCTCTTGACCTTATCAATGAGTGCCTTCCTATTGTTTTTATAAGCTAACAAAAGATGAGAAAACTCCTTGTAGAAACCTACCCAATCATATTGCTTTGCATCCATGTGACTTCATCCCCCTAATATATTTCTACATCGTATTCTTTCAAAAACTCATCTATGTTAATCCCCCATCTGGAATCGAAACTCAAATTAATTATCCTAAAAAAACTACTTCATTGTTTTAATCTCACAAAAAGTTTGATTTTTTTCATGCCACATTAATCCGTATACTTCTTTTCCCAACAACTCCCGCAACTTCACAACCGCATCTTTCGTCAAAGTAACTCATTTTGCCCATTTTCTGATATCAAATCCATTAACAATAATGAATAAACTGGACAAATACAACACTCACTTTTAACTAATAATAATTATATCTGTTCTAGGTTGTTTATTTTATAACTTCTCTTAATTTTAAACCTAATTCAGTTTTCCATGCAGTCAATCCATTTGTGCTACAACCAGTTATGAAATTAGCAGCAGTTGAGGAACTCTTGAATAACACATTTTTCATCACTATTCTATCTGTTACATTTTCTTGTCTCTTTTTGACTATTCTACTTATACCTCGAAAGGTCTCTGAAAATGAAACTGTTTCAGAGACAACTGAACCTTTTAATACGATTAGCTCTTTTGTTTCTACGTTGTACATACCAACTGCTTTAATGCCACTCTTAATTCCTTCTAAATATACTTTCATATCATATCCTCCCCTTATAATGACATCTAACTATATGTATCCAGTTCATTCTTAAAGTGTAGCAATATATAATCAACTTTTGGTACAAGTGCTTTCAATTTTTCAATAAAAGTGTTAAATCCCACTGATTCTCAAAGGTTTTTAATCTAACGATATTACAATAGGATTAAAAAGAACTACTTTTTTAAGGTCAGCGATACTTTTGTGCATAGAGTCAATTGCTATTTCTTTTTCAAGGTAGTAATTAACAATGTCTTTTTGAACTGACAAAACTGGTAATTGAATTTCAAAATCAAGGAATTTAGCTTCATCCAAATAACGTCTGTTAGTTGTCCCCGAACTTGATCGCTTGCATATATCAATAAACTCTGGTAATGAAACTAAAAGATTCAGATATTTAGGTTCAATAATGTTCTCGTCTATTTCATATGTCCAAAAATTACCTGTAATGATTGCATCATCTACTGTTTGAGGTACTATACCAAACGCACCATTACTAGCATCTATTTTAGATAAAAGAAATTGACCTTTTTTTACAATAAACTGCCTTTTTGTTCCAATCTCAGTTCCAACAACTTCATCCCTTAAAGAGATCCCCAAATTCTTTGTTCTTATGGTTACCCTTTTATAATAAGAGTTATCTTCGATATCTATACC